ATGTGTGGACGTTTTGCACAAGCACAAACCCGTGAAGAATATCTGGCCTACCTTGCCGATGAAGGCGATCGCGACATTGCATATGACCCGGAACCTATTAGCCGGTACAACGTGGCGCCCGGCACCAAAGTGCTGCTGCTGAGCGAACGCGATGAGCAGTTACATCTCGATCCGGTGTTCTGGGGCTACGCGCCCGGGTGGTGGGATAAAGCACCCCTGATAAACGCGCGCGTCGAAACCGCGGCCACCAGCAGAATGTTTAAACCTCTGTGGCAGCATGGCCGGGCGATCTGTTTTGCGGATGGATGGTTCGAATGGAAGAAGGAAGGCGACAAGAAACAACCCTACTTCATTCACCGGGCCGACGGGCATCCAATATTCATGGCGGCGATCGGCAGCACGCCTTTTGAACGCGGCGATGAAGCTGAGGGCTTTCTGATCGTGACATCTGCTGCTGACAAAGGTCTGGTCGACATTCACGACCGCAGTCCTCTTGTTTTGTCACCAGAAGCCGCCCGGGAGTGGATGCATCAGGATGTTGGCGGGAAGGAAGCCGAGGAGATAATTGCCGACGGAACAGTTCCCGCCGACAAGTTTATCTGGCACGCCGTTACGCGTGCCGTGGGGAATGTTAAGAACCAGGGGCAGGAACTAATCGAGGCAGCACAATAAAAAGTTAAAGAAACCAGGCGCGTTCTAAATGAGCGAGAAGTGAACATTTAGATAGGCATCGCCTTGCTATCCGCCCATATTAAAGCCGGATTTTTGAAAATCTCTGTAGACTTCCGGATTGTTGAAGGCCGGGAATTTAGCTTTATGGGCTGCTGATTCAATCGCTTCGCAATAGGCTTTATTACCATTGCTGGTTGATATTTTTAAAGCCGTGCCATCCTGAGCAAATTCAATATGCAACCTGCATTTTTTTCCCTTCCATTTCTGAGGCTCATCAAGTTTGTCATTTATTGCCGCCCTGATTGCCCGAGCTTGCTTACCCCATTCATCCTGATCATCCCAGCGTCCTGAACTGCAATTACCCGTAGCTGTGGTCTTATGGCAGTCAGAAGGATGCAACGGCGCACATCCCGCGACCAGGCTGAACGCAATGGTTGATATAACGATTTTCTGTACTGTATTAGACAATCCCATATCTTGCCCCTAAATCCCTTTAAACCTCAGCAATATTGGCACATTCTTCCTTCATTCTGCCATCTTTTCAACTACTAATTTTTTTGCAATAGCAATTCTTCGTCCCCTTCTGGAATAAAGCGGACCAAGACATCAAGAAAATTTATCGGACTCTAAGCAAATCTGAATATCTCGTAGTGTATCGAGGTGACAGCATTTCACGCTTCATCTGCCACTGCTGCTGTATACCCTGCCCGGCAAAGTAGAGCGTTCCCTTTCCGTCCTTTGCATTCAGGTGATCCAGCACTTCCATTAACTTCTCGCTACCAGCCCGAGGCGCACTGTCGTCGAACAGGTTGAGCTGAGCCACGCCCTGACTGAAGAAGTCACCAAGCATGACACCCGCTTTCTGGTACCGGTGACCGTCCTTCCATATTTTGTCCAGACACTTTACCGCGGCGTTGATGATGTCTCTGCTGTCCTGAGTTGGCGTGAGCAGCCTTACCGATGCGCTGTTTCCGTAATACGGCTCATTAAGGGCAAATGGAGAGGTCTTGACGAAAGCGGAGATAAAACGGCAGTACTGATGCTCACCACGTAGCTTTTCAGCTCCACGGGCCGCATAACTGCAAATCGCCTGCCGCATGTGTTCATAGTCAGTAATACGTTCGCCAAACGATCGGCTGCATACAATTTCCTGCTTTACCGGGGCGAACTCCTCCAGATCCAGGCATGGCTCGCCGCGCAGCTCCCGGACGGTTCGCTCCAGCACAACGTTAAAGTGCTTGCGGATAATCCACGTGCTTTGTTCTGAGAGGTCCAGTGCGGTTTTGATGCCCATAGCGTTCAGCTTCTTGCTGATGCGCCGGCCAACTCCCCAGACATCCTCCACAGGAACAAGCGCCAGTAGCCTTCGCTGCCGGTCGACGTTTGAGAGGTCAACCACCCCGCCGGTCTGCCGTTGCCATTTTTTCGCAGCATGGTTAGCCAGCTTCGCCAGCGTCTTGGTCTGGGCTATGCCGACGCCGACTGTAAGATGCGTCCGCTGTAAAATAGTCGCGCGGATCTCTTTCCCGAACTCAGTCAGGTCCCGGCAGTTCCTTACTCCGGTCAGGTCGCAAAAGGCTTCGTCTATGCTGTAAATTTCCACGCGCGGGCTCATTTCTTCCAAGGTGGTCATTACCCGGCTGGACATGTCTGCATAGAGCTCGTAGTTGCTGCTGAAGCAAACAACACCAGCGCGCCGGAATAACTCCTTCTGCTTGAAGAACGGCTCACCCATCGCTATCCCGGCAGCCTTTGCCTCGGCGCTGCGTGCTATTACGCAACCGTCGTTATTCGACAGAACGACAACAGGTCTTCCGCGCAGATCGGGCCTGAATATTGTCTCACAGCTCGCATAAAATGAGTTCACATCGACAAGGGCAAACATCACATCACCGGATTGTCGTCTGTGAACGCCGCAGCGCCATTGATAAAAAAGGTCACCACTCCCATTACATCGACTTCATCTAAAGCATCACCTTCTATGCTTTCACCGTCTTCGGTGATGAGCGCCCCGCCCATAACGACCGCGAACTGTAGTTGTCCGAACGCATTTACCAGCACGCGTGTTCCGTTGGATGGCACAAGATCAGGCTGAAAAAGCGCATAACCGCCTGACGTTTCAACCAAGCAGGAGTAGCGGTTAACGCCACATAATTTTTCAAGCCTGAATCGCTGAGCTTTTGCCTCCATGGCCACCTCCCAAAACAACTGTATTTATATACAGTATCGTCAAATATGAGAGTCGATCAAGTTGGACAGTGATGCTAAACTTCAGACCTTTCCGAATTCACTGATTTCTATAATGTTAAAGTTATTCGCCAAGTACACATCAATAGGTGTTATCAACACGCTCATTCACTGGGTTGTGTTCGCTGTTTGCATCTACGCATTTCATACAGGCCAGGCACTTGGCAACTTTGCCGGATTCGTCGTGGCGGTGTCATTCAGCTTCTTTGCAAACGCCAGGTTCACTTTTAAGTCCTCCACAACCACGATGCGCTACATGCTGTATGTCGGGTTTATGGGATCCTTGAGCGCAGCTGTTGGTTGGGCTGCCGATAAGTCCGGTATGGCTCCGATTGTGACTCTCATTCTCTTCTCCGCCATCAGTCTGGTGTGCGGTTTTAGTTATTCAAAGTTCATTGTCTTTAGGGATGCGAAATGAAAATTTCTCTGGTAGTTCCTGTCTTTAACGAAGAAGACGCGATACCTATTTTTTATAAAACTGTTCGGGAATTTGAAGGGCTTCAGCAGCATGAAGTAGAAATAGTCTTCATCAATGATGGCAGCAAAGATGCTACAGAGTCGATAATTAATGCGATTGCTGTTGCAGATCCACTTGTAGTTCCGCTGTCATTCACAAGAAACTTCGGTAAAGAGCCTGCTCTGTTCGCCGGCCTTGACTACGCGACCGGTGAAGCGATTATCCCGATTGATGTAGATTTGCAGGACCCTATCGAAGTCATTCCTCATTTGATTGAGAAATGGCAGGCCGGGGCTGATATGGTTCTTGCTAAACGCTCAGATCGCTCAACAGATGGCCGACTGAAGCGCAAGACAGCTGAGTGGTTCTATAAACTCCATAACAAAATCAGCAACCCGCAGATCGAAGAAAACGTTGGTGACTTCCGCCTGATGTCGCGTGATGTTGTGGAAAATATTAAGCTCATGCCAGAGCGCAACCTTTTCATGAAGGGCGTGCTGAGTTGGGTTGGCGGCCGCACAGATGTAGTCGAGTATGCCCGAGCCGAGCGTGTTGCAGGTAGCACGAAATTCAACGGCTGGAAGTTATGGAACCTGGCACTTGAAGGTATCACCAGCTTCTCTACATTCCCTCTTCGAATGTGGACTTACATTGGCCTGTTTGTTGCTGGAGTGGCGTTCGTTTACGGCGCGGGGATGATTTTCGACACCTTAGCATTCGGTAATGCTGTCCGTGGTTATCCTTCTTTATTAGTATCCATACTTTTCCTTGGTGGCATCCAGTTGATCGGCATTGGTGTGCTTGGTGAATACATTGGCAGGATATACATTGAAGTAAAAATGAGACCTAGATACATAATTAAGGACAGGGGAAAATATAATGATTAACAAGTTGATAAAAACAACTTTTTTCCTTAATTGTATTAAGCACAGTGTTCATCTTGATTTATTCATTAAATCATATGACGATGTATGTTGCTGATGACTTTGTGTATAGATTTGTATACCAGACAAATCCATCTCCCACTGCTGTTCCTATTGACGGAATTCAGTCAATCATTGAGTCTCAGATTCGTCACTATGAAATATGGAATGGACGGTTCGTGGCTCACTCGCTAGTGCAATTTTTCATGCAATTCGACAAACCAATATTCGATATATTTAATTCGATTGCATTCATTATCATAGGCATGCTGGCTTTGCTGGTAGCAAAGTCAATTTCGAATATTAAGGAAATTGGCTTTGCAGTTCTGATTACATTTATGATGTTATGGCTTATAATTCCAGAGTTTGGTTCATCAGTTCTTTGGATATCTGGCTCCATGAATTACTTATGGATGTCTATAATTTATACTGCATTTATATTGGTAAGCATGAGAGAGGATAGGCCTCGAGCATTCAAACTTTTCCTGTATCTAATCTTAAGCTTCTTGGCTGGCGCTACAAATGAAAACAGCGGCCCAGCCTCCGCACTTATCGTTGTGATGCTGGCGGGTTATGAATACATGGTAAATAGACGAATCAGTTGGTGGAAAATAAGCGGCGCTGTTATCGCAATGGGGGGGTTTATCCTAATGATGAGCTCCCCTGGTTCGCAGAAGAGGGGTGGTAGCAATTTCTCGTTAGATATTTTCGCCTCTCGTTTTGCTGACATATTATACTCCAGCATTTCTTTATTTTTGCCTTTTTATGCACTCCTAACTTTCATACTAGTGGTATGCACATACAAAAATTTAGTTTCCAAAAGAGATGTGTCGTTCACCATAATCTTTCTTACCGGGCATTTTGCGTCAATATATAGCATGGTAGCGGCACCTTCTTTCCCTGAAAGAACGGCTTTCGGGGCGGCCATCATGCTACTAATATTATTGGTTCATTACATATGCAAGATTAGCTCTTCATCAGCATTGTTTAAGGCAATAGTGTTTTCTTTATACACGTCATGCATTGCCACCTATACTTATGCAGCCACTGACATTCACAACACATACAAAGAGTTGAGGATGCAAGTTAATGTAATACAGGCTTCCGCGCCTGGTTCTGATATCATTGTGCCGATGATTTCTAAACCAAAATCACAAGCTAATGCTTATAGAAATGCGATATATTTAACACACCGTAAAAATTCATGGATGAATATGTGGGCGGCAAGGTTCTATAATATGAAATCAATATCTGGGAAAGACTAAAAAAAGGCCCTTAGGGGCCTTTTTTATACTCATTCAGCATATGCCGTACAGTAAGTCAGTCTGGTACTGTTAATCTTTATTGGTACCTCACTTGTATTAAGGTGGTGAAAATGAAATTTTTATCACCTGTGGCACCTTTAGTTCTATAGGCTTATTTTCCCAAACTGCAAATTTATTACTTTATTTTAGAGGCATTCAGTAGTAGCTTTCGGAGCAAACAATTCATATATATTAGGTAATAATTATGTTGCTGGTTTACTGAAAAAATAAATTTGATCGATATCGGTTCATGGCACTTTTTTTTGCATCGCAAGCCGCCATAAGTGTAATGGAGCATGCATGCATCAAGTAAATTCGTGGTATGACTTAAATTTGCCTGCGCAACAGCACTATTTGTGCTGCTTAACTCCAAGTTTGGATGGGTGTAAGCCATGCCGACTTACTTTTCCTCGGTCTCTTTGGCACCTAGTCTATTCAATGGTGCTTAGAAGATGATATCTCATTTTACTTTTGGTAATCTAGATATAATACTAACGTTTTTTAATAGTCACTCAGACCGCTTAATAAGGAATGCGCTGAAATCAACGCACACGCCCTGATGACCCATCTGTTCATATTTTCCCCAGTCACAACTAAAATTTTCTCTATGATAACAGTTGACATCCATGTCATGAAATACTTATGAGCCCATATCGTAGGCGTTGTAAGTTACGTTGAAAGTCGCGCTAGATGATGAGGCATTCATAACCCCTAACACCCCGCCTGGCTTTTTATAGAATGCTGAATATGTATTTGTACCAACAATGTTCATAGAAGCACCGTTGATAGGACTTACTGTCTGGTAGAAGTACACCTGAAAGACTTTAGTGGCATCTACAGTGGTATTTGTCCAAGTAGACACTACACCAGAAACCATTTCACCAACCCGAAGCACTGCACCATTACGTTGAATGGCATACCCATTTTTTTCATCAGGATCGTAAAATAGTATCATTCCAGTTTGATCTGATAAGGGCTCATTTATCAGAAGACTTCCAGCGAGATTCTGTCCAGCACTAAACCAGTTTGGTAATGAAGCATATTGTGATCCATCAAAGAGATTCGATGTTATCCCATCCAGTGCATTTACACGCTCTATTAATGTTCCACTAAAGCCGGCTTGCTTTGCAAGCCTGAGGTTATTTATCGAAACCTTTGTCTGGTTCATTTTTCCAGTGATCAACGCTGGAACATACACCAGATTTGGGCTCCCGTCGTAACGTACACTGATGTAATTGATCCCATACCGTAGCCTTCCTATATAAGTGGTCAATGTTTTCTTTTCGCCCAAAACACCAGATGCAAGGCGCTGAGAGTTATGTAATCTACGCAGGTTTTCAGGCTCTGCCTCTGCCATATCTTTGCCAGCTGGTGATCTGACATTTATGATGTGGTTTCTTCCTGCCGCAGTAAAATCACTGTCACGAGTATATGGCTCCAGAAGGAACAGGCTCATATCATCTTCTTCACAAAATATGAAAGTAGACAATGTTACGTTCTCTGATGAAACGGTTGCTTGAGCAACTTTACTCATCTTGTTTAACGCGGGAGTACCTGCCGCATTCTCCCATGTGAATTGATAATGCGTTCCTGAGCTAGCTCCTACGCAATCCCAGAATTTGTCAGCATTTGCCCATGAAACCATTTCCCCCGGCTTTACAGAAGGTATAAACGTGTCTTTACATACCTCCCAAAGCATTGCGTTACCCATATCTGCCTGACCGAGTGGCTGCGGATGTGTGTAGTCAAATGTACCGTCTGACTTAACGTAATAGTTCTTGAGGTTTCGAAGATCTGAGCTGCCTCGTTTACGTAAATACGTTCCAAGGTCAAAATATTCAACTCCAGGGTACTTCGATGCCAGTGTGCGCTTAATTGCTCCCTCAAGCCCAGAGCGGCTACTATCATTCATATTGCAAGTAACCAATCCCACGGAACAACCATAGCCCCACGATTTTCTGATTAAGGCATCAAAATTATCTAGATAACTTTCGAAATTAACCCCATCGACGTCATTCCATCCCATAGAAATAAGCAGTGTATCAGGTGCTGTATTACCATATGCCGCATTCTGGAAGAATCCGTAATCGAAATTACGATAGCCCCAGCCATCAGTTAATTTAGCACCAGACTTTGCGCAGTTGTAACCTTTAAATGCAGGGTTTGAAGTCCATCGGCTGATTGTCATGTTTAAAGTGTAAACAAAATGAGCAAACCAGGAATGACTTCCTCCATTATCAGAATGATTATAATTAGTTGAGCTGAGGTTTCTTTCTGTTCCGCCAGAATTTGGGTTGATTGTCCATGTCTGCTTGCCCCATGCACCGTCAGTAATAGAATCACCAATAACCCCAATGCTTACTTGCTGCGCACCCTTTTTCTCCATGCCTTGATGAATTACGCCGCGCACTGTAAACAAGCTGCCTTTGCAGGATTTTGAAACATCGAATTCATGATCAAATCCCCAAGGATCTCTCGTTAAAATCTTACCTTCACCGATGAATTTACGAACATCATCTTCTGGAAGAAAGTTACAGCGTACAGTTACATCTTCAGGGATATAAATTACCCCTTGGAAGGCATAAGCTGCATTTCTGTTATCCGTGGTTTGATCAACGACAAAACCCGGCACATAGAAGCAGGATGTTGCATCTTCCCTGTACTGCCCTCTGCTCAGCTCCGTGCGAAGCGAAGCATCCCCTACACTTACCCACTTCCCTTCACCTATCCCGCCAGTGCTATTTGGTGTAGAACCAGCGGGAACTACTTTGGGGAGTGCGCCGTCCCACCTGTAGAACTCCCCATTACTTTCCCACTGGAGAGCAGTGTTAATATTGTCGACGGTAGCACCAATTTCAAAAGACTTCTTCGTGATGTAGCCATAACCCAGAATTGCCTGATTTGCATCGTAATTTATTCCAGTGATTGTACGATGCCGGTCACCAAATCTATCAACATAAGCATGATTTTTTGAAGTCACAAACTCATCAATTTTCCCCGCATTAAACTTCAGGTCACGTGGTGATTCGCTTGGAACAGGAAGGTTTGTTGGTGTCGTAGCCATATTAATTCCATAAAAAACCCGGCGCGAGGCCGGGTGTTGTTTGTTGGGATGGGGCTTATTCGTAGATGGCGTCGCTGTATTCTGCGACGGTCAGAGATACCGTGTTATCTGTGTTCGGTTTGATGCTGTTGACCGTCCATAGCTGACTGTCCAGTTCCTCCACGGTCGCAATGAGGTAGCGCGACGGAAGCTGCACAGTGTCTCCGTTCCAGATATTGAGCTGAATGTTAGGGATAGCCGCGGTGAATCCATACTTCGTATCGCTGCGTGCTGTCGCCGGATAGCGCAGCGTCGGATTACCAAGGCTGTCGGTAACCAGTACATACATCGAGCCGGTAAACGTGATCGGCTCGCTGGTATCAAAGTTATTCCCGGATCGGCCGGTTATGTAACCCTGCTGCTGGTTGCTGTCGTAGATATCAGGCATCTGAATGACGCTACCGACCTGGATAATGCCGTCCTCAAACACCTTGGCGTTCATCTTCACGCGCGAGTAGATCAGGCGCTTGGTTTCGCGCAGAGCTCGCTCCCGGGCCTGATACTCATTACGGAAGCCGACGATCTCCAGCTTGTTCGGGTTCTCCGCTTCCTGTTCAACGATAGCGCCGTTCAGAACCCGGTAGTTGATGTACGTCTTGTTGTTCGTTGTCGGGTGGACGTAGGACACCTGAACGCCGTCATAACCGCCCGGAAGAGTAGCTTCGTACGTCATTTTGTACTCGTCAGTCTTCATGTTCGCCCGGTTGAATACGGCCGCCGGGTAATCAACCTTCTGATCGCGGGTAAACGTCAGCACGCCGTCATCCCAGTACGCCACCACCGACGCCGCATTGCAGATCGCCTGCACGCGGTCGCCCAGCGAGTCGTTCTCGTCATCAAACGTGTAGTCGAAGTAACCCAGGCGCTCATCAGGCAGGCTTTCGGCGATCGAGTACAGCCCGTACAGGTCAATGCTGCTTACTGGCTGCTCACCCATGATGAGCCAGGTGTGAGCCACCGCATCAGCGAACGAGCGCGACGGCCTCAGGGTGTAATCCACCATCTGCGTGTCCAGGTCGTACGTAATTGTATGGCGCGTCACCAGGGCGTTATATTTGCGCTCACGGCTCCCCAGGGCATTCTCGGTCGCCCGGACTTTTACGCGCACCAGCGTGTCGGTCGGGTGAACGACGTTTGTCCTGATGTTGATGCTGTGGATCTCTTCAACCTTGAGCAGTGACGCGTCACCGGAGTTATCCGTGCGCTGGAAACTGACCGCATACTTTCCAAATCCGCCGGTCGGAGTGATTTTGTCGGTTCGGTAGAAGACTTCGCTGGTCGACTGGTGCGGCGTCGTCTGCCGGTACGTAAACGTCTGCTGCGTACCCGGGACCTGGTTGTAGTCGTCGTCGATTTTCCAGATGACAACTTTCCAGTTGGTCTCCTTCTTCCCGCCGAGGCTGGACTGGGTATGCAGCCACAGCTGAGTTGACTCGACTGGCGAGAAGAACGGGCCAACCACCAGCGCCTCGTTATCGTTAAGGATGAATTTCGTGGTGTTAATCGTGGCATTCGCCGGGATGTCCTGCGGCCCCTCCAGCTGGTTCATCGTAAACGTGTACCAGCGCACCGGGTTAACAACCGCGCCATCGTTTGTTTCAACGGCGGAAATCAGCGTACCGGAGAATGTCGCATCGGTAGTGACGTTGCCGGAGGCGGTGCTGTACGTCACGTTGATGGTGAAGGTAACCGCGTGCGGCAGAACCAGCCCCATGAAGTAATCGAACTCGGCCTGCTTAACGATTTTCATCGCTATCTGGCCGCCGGAATACGTGCCGCTGACCACCGTGTTTGCCGTTGCTGTTTCGATCGGGAAGTCGCTGGCTTCGTTCTGCCCGGGAACCTCCTGGCCGTCAACGTCATCGAACCCGTAGCCTTCGACGATCTGCGGGATTACTTCGCCAGGCTGGAAGAACTGGAATTCGGCGCCGGCCAGAGAGCCCAGGCTGGATTCTGAGTAGCGCACTGACTCATAATCGTATTTGCCGATCCCGATATTCGCGCTTCATGTCATCGCCGAGCGTTTTCTCTTTGGCGTAGTACCAGGCTTTCTGGCGCTCATTGACGACTACGCCGTGCTTCGCCTCCATTTCAGCGAAGTACTCAAGCAGGCGCACCGGCAGCGTTTCAACCGGGTCGATTGCGTACTGCGGATTCTTCCACCAGGAGAAGAAGAAAAACTTCCAGTCCAGTGCGGATAAGGGCTTACCTTGCAGCAGTGCTTTCTCTGCCGCCTGGCAGTAATCGAAGAAGTAACCCGCCCGGCCCTCTGCTGTGCTCTCGATAGTAGCGAAGCATCCGGTCGATACCGCCTCAAACGCACCAGTGACGATCTCACGGGCTTTGTCAGGATACTTGGCGCATATCTTCCCGAACTCGGAAACGTGCAGGTAACGCAACGTGCCGCCACGAAATGACGTGCTGACGTAGAGTGATCCGCCCTTCTTAAAAACGAGCTCGCCAGACGAATCGTTGCTTGCCGGGTTGGCCGCCTTTATCTCTGCTGGAAGCTTGTCGTATGCGTACTTCACCTTTTCGCGGAACAGGCGCTTTGCGTCATTCAGCGTATGGGCAATCAGCGCACACTTCGCCGACTCGAACAAGGCCGCGTCTAGCTGGATGATGCACACTTCAGTCGTGAATCCGAGTTGGCGTGCTTTCAGGATGATGTTGCGGGTGTGGATCCCCTCGAAGTACTCCCGCTGCTCAGGCGTCATCCTGAAGCGCGTAGGCTTTCCCTCTTTGTCGGTGATCCAGTAAAGATTGTTCAGCCGCCAGTCTTTATTCGACAGCAGATTGAGATGCTCAGGTTTCATTACGCCCCCTGAGACAAGGAATCCATCAGGTCAGAGATGCTATCGGTATCGTTGTTCTTATCGCCAGTGTCGATGTTGTAGGCTTCGCGTTCAGCTTTGATGACCTTGATTTGTGCATCAACACCTGCCACCAATGAACGTGACAGTGAAGCGTGGTTCTCTTCAGTAAACTCTACATCATCAAGGAAGTCACCGAGCTTACCGGCGATACGGCGCCAGCGCGCCAAGTCAACGCGATGCTCAAGAACTACAGCCGCCGCTTCATCAGCAGCTTCGTTGACAATCTCTTCATCAGTTCGCACCTGTTCGCGCGAACCATCATTGCGAACCTCTTTGCGAACAAGCTTCTGCCTTGTGGCTTTCTGTACCTGCTCTGTGAGGTCTCGCTGCCATCCGTTCTGTGTTGCTCGCTTACGGATAGCTGTATCACTAACGCCGTGCTTATCGGCTATTGCGCGGATGGACAACGACCCGGCCCGGTATGCCGTCTCGATGGCCTCCCAGTCCGGTTTTGCCATTATTCACTCCAATAAAAAAAGCCACCAGCGAGTGCCAGTGGCTTGAATGTGGTAATCAGAAATGGGTTCGAACCGTTGGGACAAACAATATTAAGCGCTCACCCGCTGGATTAAAGTAGCATCACGCTTCGTCTGGCCGATATGAACTCCTGTATCACTCTACTGACGTATAGAACCAAGCATGCCCCATCCTACTGCTACGCGCCAGTCTCGCTGCTTTCAACCAATCAGAGCATCATAAGCCTCGATAATTTCTTTCCTGCTCACGTATCTGTCGGCTGCCACCAATATGGCTCCACTTTCGCCTTTCAGAAAAGTTGAAAAAAAAATCACCACATCCAAACACCTCACCTCATCATTAGCATACAGATAAAGAATCTTGCTCCGATAACTTCGAATTTTCAGCAACTTAGCAGGCTCATCATCAGCAAAAATCAATAGCTGTGCCATAAAATCTCCTTCTACACATAATTCCTTACAAGAGAAGATTGTTAGTCCCATGAACACTCAATCACATTGACGAATCTTTTGCCTGTGATTTACGTTACCTTTAATAGCCCAAAAGTCTTTTTTAACTCATTCACCTGAATTCAATTCTGAAAGAAGTGAAAATGGCAGCAAACAAATCACCAGGAGTTTAACTTTCTTTAATTAGTTATAGTGCAGAATGCTTAACCCTGTATATAGAGTTCGCTTCTTCGCACTTTTCTTTCAAGTATATGAACCGGGTGGATACTTCACTGTTTGAGCAGTTCGTTACAATGCAGTAACCCTCTACCCATGCCTTTTCATCCTTTTCGGCAAACAAACTTTCGAAAATGGCAGCCCAAGTGCTGTTAGGCATGCGTTCCAGTTCAAAATACTTCATTGTCCCTCCCTCACGAAGGGTTCTGTACTCATCCAATCCTAAGATTTTCATACTGCATCTCACGGTCTTTTTAATGTTATGATTTCTAGCATCATATCCAGGCTTTTCCTACCCCAAAATCCATGGGACTCTGCATTTTATCATCATTAGCAACCAGCAGATGAGCTTTGTAATGGCCGGCTTAGCTAATCAGCAACTCAGGCTGCGTAACCTGCATGATGTGCTCATGCTCGAGCTCCAGAACGCGCTTCTCTTTCTTCCGCTCATTCATCAATCGGCTTCCGATCGTGCCTTTCAGCTTTGAGCGCGTTTCTTTAATGGCGAAGCGGTGCTGCATTTCTTCACCCATCGCCATGCGTCGGTTTAGCTGCTCGGCCATCCAGTTAAAGGCATTGATGTAACACTCCTTTACTGCGGCAGCTGTTTTGCCAGTGAACCCCATCACGAGCATCATGCATCCGTCACGGGTGATGTTATACATAGGCTGAACATCGCCATTTTTATCAATGAAATCAATGGGCGCAAAATTGCGCTGGGTGAAGTCATCGGAGCATTTCAGGTTACGTATGGCACGCAAAACGTCTTTGTGTCGCTTGCCAAAGTAATCCGCCACCTTGAGTGATGTGGTGATTATCTTGTTGTCGAGGGTCGTGACCATTTCGCGGAAGTCGAAAGCCGGAATAACTGGCGGATTATTCATAGCGTTTACCTTTCTTTGAGATGAACCTTTGCCGCATAGGAAATCAGCCCGTCGAGGCTCGCCAGCACTAACTGACTTCCTCAAAGGCTCATTTCAAAGGGTTTGGTTCGACGTGGTTTGAATGCGCTGCGGTGCGCGGTGAAATGCGGATACAAAAAAGCCCCGCTAATACGAGGCTCTGTGATTCTGCTACGGTTAAAGTCCAGAGGAGAGACTGTGTCAGAACCTCAGGGATGAGGCTCTATTTCCCCTGGGTCTGCTTATCCCATTCCTCGCGGAACTTGGATGGGTTGTCGAAACCTTCACTGCATTGGCTGGTTTTCATCACTTTGCCCCCGATTCTTTTGTTTTCTGGCAGTTCGCCTGCCACGCTTTGTTATGCGCCAGGATTTCTCGCTTCGTCTGGCGGTCAAGAACATCAATGTCGTGATCAGTAAGGTAGATTGGCTTTACCCAGTCACAGGCGGTATCAACCACCACCGGGACGCTTCCACGTGTCACGCAGCTCGCGATCAACACCGTCATCAGGCATGCGGTTAACATTCTGCTGTACATTGCTGGCCTCTTTCGTTGCTTCTACCCGGCGTTCGGCTGCTGACTCAATGGCCGAGGCCTTTTCTTCTGTGCGCTGTCGGTCTGCTTTTTCTTCAGCCTGTTCACGCCCGCGAAAACGGCCCACACCAAACGCACCAAGCACCATCAGGATCGCAACTCCGATTGCCGCCAGTACAGATTTGAGTGTCGTCATAGGCTCACCCGCTCGCGCATCCAGCCATAAACGAATGACTCGTTAGCCGGCCGCTGTTCTGCCAGCTCAAGATAGCGCTGGCCCTGGCTACAGTTCAGTGCGCGAAGCAATACGATTTCCCCTTCGCCGCCTCGTTTCTCCAGGAAGGACTTTAGCGCGCTGATGCTACGTGGGCCGATTTGCCCGTCGGCGATCAGATCTGGATAGAAATGCTGCTGGTTATTGAAAACGTTCAGCCAGCGCTGGAACCATTTAACCTGCACCGATGGCCCCATGTTCACACCGGTATCGCAAAGTTCGGCGGCAATGGAAGGGGATATTTCTGCCACCTGGTCAAAGCGAGGGCCATACCAGTAATCAGACTCAAGGATCGCCAGAGCCTGATCACGTGTAAGGTTTCGCATATCACCGGTATAACCATGCGCGCGGGCAGTTGCCTGAGTAATTCCCCAGTTCGTTGGTCCGCCCTTATCATTCGGGTGATCAACATAACCGCCCTCTTTGCCGAGGATGGTGTTAAAGATATCGTCTTTGGTCATGGCTATTCCGTAATGACGACCTTCGCCAGGTTCCCGCGTGCCAGCCACACCGCCATGCAGATGACGGAGTTAAGCAGCAGATCGCCGAGGTTAACCTGAACGTAGTGGCCGAGCAGAATGTTGAAGGCATTGAATCCGGCGGCAAGGATGACCAGGTAGGCCAGTACCGCGACACTCAGGCGATGACGCTTTCCCTCTTTCCGGAAAAACATCAGCCTGACCATGATTAACAGGCAAACTATGGCGTTTGCATCCATCAGAAGAAGCTGCCATGTCATTTATCTTCCTCCCCCAGCCCCGGCATCTTCCCGCTTTTGGATTTGCGGAGAATACGCAGCAGGACTGCCACGGAAATGGAAGCAGTGACAATTGCACCGACAGCTGGCGATACCTCAATGCTGGCCGGTGGCTTCATCAGGCTTAACGGCGTGTTGATGATTCCGGCCATGATTTTCGCCATGGGTACGGAGAAGAACACGCCACTGATAAACGATATCAGCGCAAAGATAGCCTGCTTCCAGAGTTGATGGGGATCTGAGGTCAGAACGTATAGCGCAGTTCCGGCGAGTGATCCGAGCATCACTGCTGGAGTCGCCTCCGGAAACAGCGTGGCAAAGGTTACACCGACTGATGACGATGTAAGACCAACGCCTACGATAGTGAAGGTCTCAGACATATTTATTCCGTGTGTAGTTGGTTCAGGCCCTCGGGACGATTTAACAAGTAGGCGTGTCGATGATGGTTCCCGGAGCCTGAAAATAAAAAAGCCAGCGACAGGCTGGCAATGTGAGGGTAAGGCAATGTCGGCTCTCTGGCCGAAGAGTCCCAGGTAGTGGGTTTGGGTCTCCCGTCTGGATTCGAACCAGCAATCAACCAATTATGATTTGGGAGCTTTACCGCTTAGCTACAGGAAAATAAAAAGGCCGCCTGAGCGACCTGTCTGTTGAGTTGCAACTTCACCACATTTTGAGCCCACGTATAAAGCCTTTGAAGCCTTGAGCGTGTCTCCTGTAATGCGATGTGCACTCATCAATGACATCATGAGCTGACATAAAACGAAGTGACTTGCTACCAACCTCTTTGTGCACTTTGTTTATGACGTTAAATATTCGAACACTAAAAGCATCATCCACCTTTCTGATTTCGTAACGATAGGTGATGTTGTTAGTGCCGCCAACGTAAAGCTGGAAGTTCTTCATGATGAGGCCTCTCTGTTTTAACTGGAGGCCACATTTTACATAAGTTAATAATGATTTTTAACTTTTAAAGACTACTTGGTTTACATAAAGCACAATAAACAAAGCCCCGCACGATGGCGAGGCTCTTAATTCTTTGTCGACCTACGAAGCTATGGCGACGATATCGGATTTACATGAAATATATGCGTTTCAGTTCGGTTTTGCAAGACTTATATCTAAATTTGTCGCCTTTTGTTGTGAACGTGATCGCGTTGCTGAGATAAGCGCACCGCTATCGAGTCGCTTAAAGCTGTTACGCATAGCCAGCCAGTGAGGCAGATAGGTTTCTGTCCAGGTGGATTTCGCAACGCCCACCAGTTCCGCGAGCACCTGATATTCGTACGTCTCACGCCCTGCCAGCTCCGCTTTAACGTCCTGAGCCGCCAGCCAGATAAGTTTCTTCAGGCGCTCCATAGTCTTGCCGGCCACTTTCTTCGCGCCGAGCTGTTCCCGGAACTCTGCCCACGCCCACTGGGTGATCGCCACCTGGTACTCAAAGCGGATATTTTCGCTGTAGTTCCACAGCAGCCATGCTTTCTGGTGCTCATCAAGTGACATCAGGGCCCGGCGCCATGAAGCGGTACAGAACTCAACATGATTGACCAGAGGGATATGGGAGCCCTTTGCGCGTGACTGCTTGCCCGGGATAGGCGGGTTATCCAGGGTAACCATTTCGCCGGTCACCTCATCCATCACGCGCGGCTTTTTGCGCTTAAAGGTCTTTGTATCGAACTGGGCATTTTCCAGCCAGGCCAACAACTGACCTTTGGTGGCGCCACTCAGATCGGCAGTTGCCACAATGAGCTGCTCACGGACGTATTGCAGATATTGAGTATTCATTAGGCGGCTTCCTTCTGTGGCTGATTGGTTTTGGTCTGGCTGTGATTTGCTACTGGCGGCATGGTGGCGCGCTTAACGCTTTCTGCCTGGTACCGGAGGAAGTCGATATAGTTCATGCCGCCTCCCGCTGTTTCATTGCTTTGAGCTTGGCGCGGTACTCGTCGCGGATCCGGATGAAGTCTTCCCGGCGGTAGTTGGTCATCTCATGGGGGCCATTGAGCCAGTCGACGTATTCCTGGCCGTAACGAGCGACCAGGCCAGCTTCGTATTGCTGCGCGACCGTCGCCTCTTTGGCGGTGTATTTGCCCGCTCCCGCATTACACGATTTGCACTGCTTATGGGCGTTGCGCTCTTCAAAGCGCAATTCAGGGTTAGCGCCGACCGTTTTGAAGTGGCCGCAGTCCCACTGGCCGCCGTGCAGATCCGGGGGATTGGTCTCTCCGCAGCTGATGCATGGCAAATCGGCATCACGTGCGCGGATATAGGCGTTGAATGCCTGCTGAGCCTGGGCTTTGTAGTAACCGTTAGGTCTGAGTTCTGCCAATCTTGCTTTACGGCGCTGGCGGCCTGCCTTCTCTTCGGTGCGCTGGCGCTGAGTTTCCTTCTGCTGAGCGGCTTCGCGAGCTTTTGCGGTCTGTTCTTTGCCGATCGCGCTGGCGCACTCGAATGAGCAGACCACCTGCCCGTCGCGGACCGGGTGGAACCACTGGCGACAAGCTTTATGGGCGCACTTGCGGCGCGGTAACTTAGCCATGTGCCCTCCGTGCCGCGAGACGCAGCCATTTCTGATCCACCAGGCGGGCGGTGTAGTCCTTGAAAGTCGGGATGTCGGAGGGCTTAACCGCAGGCTTACGCTGGCGGCGCGCCGGAACGCGGAAGATTTCGTTGGTGATGACGAGAGCGAGAGGGTTATTCATGCAAGCCTCCCAAAGTAATCGCCACGATAACAGACATCGCGAAGTTGGATGTTCTGGCTGACGGCGAAAGCCTGGGTGTACTCAATCAGGCTGTTCATCCGTTTGATCCCCATCGATGAGGTGCTTTCGCGAATTGCCACCAATTCTCCCTCAAGCCCGGCAATAACCTTCCCCTGCCCTCCTGTGGCAATGGAGTGACCGGAGACCAAAATTGATTTCCACGACGGAAGCGACCACGCAGAGCCAGCCCATTGAATTCGATGCTTTGCCAGATCGCCGCAAAGCGCGTGGAACAGTGAATTCTGAGGAAGAGTGCGCTTAGGGTCGGCAAAACTCACAACTAGCGGGAAATCTGCGTTTACAGGCTGCTTGTTGATGTAGTCGATGAGGTTGCGGCGAACCCGCTCGTCGCGGAGGTAGAATTTGATACTCATACGCCACCTCCGAGAGGTAACGCAGAATGCAGGAAATCGCAGGTGCATTTCTGCATCTGTGAAAAGGTGATGTATTCAGATTGTGGTCGCATTTAATGTCCCCATCAAATGCGCAGAAGTCTTACCGCCGGGCGTTCAACTCCGACGGCAAGTTAATTATGGCTGGTTGATTATAGAAAATCAATTCAGTGGAGATGGTCCAAACTCGTTAATTGCCAGTTCTAGCGACTCGGACTCCATCTTTTCTTGATGGGCTACTAAATACTTATCACCTTGGTATTGATAGAGGGATAGAGAGTACTTCTCGCCATCAATTTCTATAGCGCTTACCTCTGGAGGAACGCGCCCAGAATAAGATCGATAATCGACAAAACTTCCAAAGTGGCCTCGAAAAACTAAAATATCATAAACCATAGTTATCCTTATTTATTGTTGGATTCAGCCATCTCAACATAACGCGGATCGGACGATTTAGGCAATCCAACGCTCTGCTCGCGATAGTGCCGCACGCGCTCCATGAAATACTCGCGCAGATGCTCTGGCTGCTCACGCGCTACCTGCTCTGCGATAACAGGCATATTTAGACGCTCTTTGTACGCCACTCCGGAGGCCGACAGGTCAACGTTAACCTTGTCGCGTTCTTCCTGCTGCTTTGCTGCAATGTTCCAGTCCATTCTATGGTTGCCACCCCATGCCGCAGTTACCTGTTTCATGCAACCATTTATGACCACACTCGACGCATTTGTAATAGCTTTCTTCTGAACCGCGCCCGTGGAAACTTGCATACTTACCCTGATCCTCTGGAATGTACTCCATGCACGGCAATGGAGGATCTCTGCGTTTTCTTGGTTGACGTTCGCAAACTTTGCAAGTCATAAGAACTCCCCTAAAAAATAAAGGCCATACGATATCATGGCCTTTTATCTTATACTTTGTAGCACGTCACCATTGCGCCGCTTTGTGTAAAGCTTCGATATTAGCCATCACTTCACCTCCTGCTGCGGTGCTGCTGGCAGTGGCATCCAGTGTGTAGGAGTCCACGAACCTCCCGGCATTAAGAATCCGCTCTGATGGGCATCAGGATGATACGGCAAGTACGTAGCCCATTTAGTGGCCCAATTGCGACCAAACCAGCAACCAACTATTACTCCGGTCTTAGGCGGAGGCATACGCTCACTGCAAGCCACCCAACCATCCGGAATCACCGGAGAGTTGAGTTGTTCGGAATTACCGAACGACTGAAGCATGGCGGCGCGATAGGCGTTCCAGCCGACAGCTTTTCCGTGTTCAAACGCGCTGTCAAAGTCATCATCCATTTCCATCGCAGCGGGCACAGATACCGGCGCTGGCGGCGCGGTGCGATACAGAAGCACATCACCCATCTCTGTTCTTGATGCTGGCCATACATCGGCATCGGAGCCAGATTTGAGATAATCAAGATTGGACTGGTCGATGACGCACACAGGCTCCGCTTCGAGCGATGCCAGCGCAATACGCGCCAGCTCTGCAATTTCTTCGCCGAGAATAGCCCCGACATTTTCACGTCTGGATAATTCCGTCAGTCTCTCTTTGGTAATTGTGCTCATGATGCCTCTCCTTTACCGGCTGCGGCTGCCATCATTTGCAGATATTCGTCTGCATCCTGAACCCATTGACCACCAACGCCGTAATAACGGTGTGTAACAATGTCGATGGTTGCCATAGGGTCATGCTCAAGCAGTTGGCGCAGAAAGCCTTCGAGTTCGCCAGCGCAGTGTTTCACGACAGGAAGCTTCCCCGGGTGCCGAACGACGAGAAACTGGTTTCCTTCTTCGCGAATTTCATTGCGCTCCAGCTCCGCAATCCGCTCCTCATACCGAGCGCCAACGGAAACTGCTTTATGGAAGGCTTCGCACCATTTGGACGATTGCGCCTGCATCTTCTCCAGCTCATCCAGCAGCTCCAGAACTCTCTCAGCCGTGAATGTTTTGCAAAAGTCATGCACTGGCTTCCATTCCGGATTAGCCGGATCAACAACTTCGCCGAACACACCAACTGCATGCCATAAAGGGGCTGATTCCGCAGCTGCTGCAATATTACGCAGCGCCTGTTTGTCGATGTTGCTCATACCCCTACCCTCCCCCAAACCATCAATACCCTTCTCATCGCCGGACTGTTGCGGCACTCCTGGCAGATAACGTTCGTCTCTGTGCGCTGCACCAGCTTCGAATTACCCTTCGGCATGGCCGGGATAGTTTCTGGTGCGTATTTCATGCCGTAACTGGTCAGCCGATACAGCCGCTGGCCGTGCTTTCCTTCGAACTCGATCAGGCCGTCTGCAAACAACGTGCTTAACGGGCCGGAAATCTTTTTGGTGGTCATGCCGATCATGCTGGCAATACGAGCACTGTTCAGGCCTGGGTTATTACGCAGGGCTGCAAGAATCTGCCCACGAATTGTTATGGTCATGCTGCCCCCTTAGAACGGTAAGAATCCCACGTGAATGACAGAGTGCACCCGCCTCCATCGCTCATGCGATCAAGAACGCGTTCGCCGATGAATGCAGCCAGTTCTTCCCGGGTCTGGTTGCTGATCAGGATGGTTGGCTTCATCCGCTCATAACGGGTGTTGATGATTTCGAACATGATCAACTTCTCGGCGTCGCTTCCGAACTGCACGCCGACCTCGTCGATAATCAGCAGGTCGGGCTTCGTGAAGTAACGGATCACTTCATCTTCAGTACGGCTTGACCCCTTCGACCAGGTTGACTTGTACTCCCTGGCAATTTTCAGCGCGGTGGTGAACACAGCTGAGCTTTGGTGCTCGGTGATTGCATGCCGGGCGATAGCCAATGCGAGGTGGTTCTTGCCGGTTCCAGGCTTGCCACACATCACCAGGCCGCCACCCTTCTGCAAACGCTCAGGCCAGCGGCTGGCGTATGCCTGACAGACCTTCAGGGCGCGTTTCGCTTCTTCGTTCACCGGTTCATAATTCTCCAGTGAACAGGATTCAAACCTGGCCGGGATGCTCAGACCATCCAGCAGGCGCTCGATGTTTCTTTTGCGGGCTGCTTCGTTGATGCTAATTCTTTCCGCCTGCAAGCGGCCTAACTCCTCTTTGAGGCATTCAGGGCAGCAGCTTGGCCGCGGGGGAATTTTCACGACTGAGTTTAAGAAATGCCTGGTCCTGCATTCAAAGGGGCCATGCGTTTCGCAGTTCTCGGTGCTGATAGTTAGCTCGATATCTTCATGCTGAACTGGCGGCTGGCTCAGCTCAGTAATGCGTTTCTCAAGTTGATTGATTTTTTCATCCAGCGTCATGATCAGTCCCTCGCCCATGCAGGAATTTCAGTCTGGCCATAGTCTTTGCCAGCAAAGTTCTCAGATACGCGAGACTGCGCGCGAGGCGTCTGCTTGGCGATCTTTGGCTCAAACAAACCCTGCCAGCCATTCGCGATGCTCTGGTTGATGATTTCTTCAGGCTGGTATCCGCTGCACTTGCAACGCTCAAGCAGGTTGATGGCCTGGGTTACCGTCTGCTGAGACTTAATCGGTTTCTTCAGGTCGCGACGATAATCGACCCATGACTTCCAGACGGAAACTGACAGCCATTCAGGAAGGTCAACACCAGCCGGATCGAACGAAGCCGGTTTGGGGGATTTAGGGGGTTTATTAATATTGTCTTTATTGTCTTTTGTACTAGTGTCTTTTGTGTGTCCCCATTTTGGTGACAGGGCTGTCACTGTTTTGGTGACACTTTTTGTCACTACCGTAGGGACACTGTCACTACCATGGTGACAGTCACTACTATGGTGACATTTTGGCGCAGGCTTAGTGCCCGGAATTACCCATTCACTCAGGTTTTTGTTGGGCCCGATCAGCATGCCGTCGGACACCAAAACATTCATCGCAATGAGTTCGTTTTTGGCAGCGTTAACTTTCTGGCGAGGTAGTCTGGTCAGCTCAGAAAGTTGTGAGTCTGCTATGCGGTCCATCTTCTTGTTGAACCCATAGGTTTTGCGGCAAACAGCATGAGCTACCTTGGCCTGATTTTTGGTCAGGTTCGCGCCGATAAGCTCCTCATACAACTCGTTTGCCAGACGGGTGTACCCATCGTCTGTATCGGCCACGCGTTGCTCCTGTATTCCCGAAACTACAGCGGGAAAGTTGAGAATTTCTGCGGTGTTTGACATACTTACTCCCGTTACTTGGCGTAACACAGTGTTTGGAAGGCCTTTGAAGTGACCGCTTCAAGGGCTTTTTCTTTTCTGGTGCCTCTCACATAACCCCCAGCATCGATGTGACCATGGCCATCAGCGGCGCGGTCAGGTCCGGGTCGACACGGAACATCTCTACAATCCCCTCACTGAGTTCCTTGAGCTTCTGGTGACGCGGGGCGTTCATCGCAACGGCCACTTTCGCCTCGCTCGTTTCCTTCTCAAGTCGAGCTAAGCGGGACATGAAACTGTCCTCGGGAAGAAGTCGATGGCGATACTCCAGAGGCAGGACGGCCATGATTGCCGGCGCCAGCTGGCGAATGTTGTTGGCGGCGTATTCGGTGTCGCCGTCGATCCAGCGAAACACCTTCTGCATCTGGCGGTGCGAGTCAGTCGGGATATCCAGACCGGTTCCGCCGGACGCCCGCCACTCTTCAACAATCAGCGCTGCGACAAATTCACGGCTGCGGCAGTCAGCTGCCCAGGCCCGAACAGCTACGCGGATCCCATCGATGTTTAACGCCGTGGAATCAGGTTCCCGGCGATTCTGGTAAATCATCGCCGTTGGCGAAAATTTGTTACCTTGTTGATACGCAAGTGAATGCATTGCTTTCCCTTTCGTGGTTAGGGCCGCCGTTAAGCGGCGTTGTTGTCGGCCGGTGACGGGAACAGCGTCGGCAAGTCAGGGCGAATCTGGTATGCCTGAATCTCGCCACCAGTTGCTTTTACGATGCTGTTCACATGCTCCGGAGAAACCTTCGCTTTGTTGTGTAGCCACTTGTAAACCGCCTGCTGCGACACTGCGCACGCTTCACCAAGGGCTTTTTGAGACCCAACGATGGTGATAGCGGTTTTAATGGTTGGGTTCATAACAACCTCCGTAGTGAATATTAAAGAAGAATAAAACTATGGTTGTATTTAGTCAACAACCATTTTCGTTTGATGGAATAAAACCATGGTTGTACATTGCGCGTATGAAAACGACACTCGCTGAAAGATTGAAGGAAGCCAGGACATTACGAGGCCTTACGCAAAAGGCCCTCGGGGATCTGGTCGGGGTAAGCCAGGCAGCTATCCAGAAGATTGAAACAGGAAAAGCCAACCAGACAACAAAGCTGGTTGAGCTTGCTAATGCGTTAAAGGTAAAGCCTGAATGGTTGAGTTCTGGTGAAGGCGCTATGCTTCTCACTGGGCAGGATGAAGCCATCCCACCGTCTGATCAGTGGGGTACCGTTGAGCCTTGGGATAGTTCAACCCCATTACCTGATGACGAGGTAGAAGTGCCATTTCTAAAGGATATTGAGCTGGCCTGTGGCGATGGGACATTCCCACGCGAAGACTATAACGGCTACAAAATACGTTTTTCTAAAGCTACTTTGCGGCGTGTAAATGCACACAGAGAAAGCGTTCTGTGCTTCCCTGCCCATGGGAATAGCATGGAGCCAGTCATCCCTGAAGGCACTACGGTGGCTATCAACATCAACGACAAAAAAATCGTGGACGGTAAGGTCTATGCCATTAGCCAGGATGGATGGAACCGCTTAAAAATACTTTATCGAGTTGGCCCGAACAGGCTGAGCATTCGTAGTTTCAATCACATCGAACATCCTGATGAAGAGGCGGATCTTGATAGCGTACAGGTCATTGGAAGAATGTTTTGGACATCGACAATCTGGTAAAGGGATAGTTATGAAAAAAATTATAATTGCTTTGGCGCTAATCTCTTCATCGCCTGCATTTTCAGAAATGACCCCAGCTGACAGCCTTAAACAGGCTCCAGAAATGGTATGCACTGGACATCAGAATCAGGACGAATGCAAGGCTGTAGTCAAGGCTGTAATGTTTGGGACCTACAGCTTCACCGCATTAGACGAGCAATGTGAGAGTAGTTCAGATGCTGTGAAAGCGAAAATGGACGCAGAAATGAAAGAGCAATGCGCTATGGCGAAAGAAGCTACCCAGTACCTAAAGACACTCCGCCGATAACCCCCACCTCATATGTAAACAACCTCGCTCCGGCGGGGTTTTTTATTGCCAAAACCCCGCCACCAAATATTTCTTAAAAATAAATTCCTTTCAAATACAACCAAATAAAACCAAAACAACCATAAATACAACTATTGTTGTTGACGATAAAACAACTATGGTTTTTAATGAGTCCATCGAAACGAAACATCGACAGCTGAGCGAAGTTAGCCAGCGGCGGACAGCAAGTCGCCTGCTTTTTAACAACATGCAGATTTACAGCGTCAATGACCTGTTAAGACCCCTACACGTAAACGTGCTGTATCACCGGGTGCGATCCGGTCGGTGAGAGAGTATCCCCGCGCGAGAGCGAGAACGGCGTGAGAACGGGCAACACTGGCAGGGAGTTGGCGCTGACCAATACAGGGAATGTTTTGGGGTGTGGTGAAGGCTGCTATTAGCACGCGGCAAACGCTCTACCTGTGCGACAGGCACTACACCGACCAAAGCATTTCTCCCGCATCAGCGGGTAACTACAGAGCCAACCTCAAGCACCGGGCGCCGATGCTTGGTGATGGTAATACTGCCATCTCAACCGCACAGGAGACGATGATCCTGTTCTGGTTGGATTGGAAAAGTCTTCTTGGCCCGCCAGCGCGCGGGCATTTTTTTGGAGGTTGCATGTTTGCTACTGACATCTCACTGAAATACGGCACTCATCAGCCAGAGACGATTCTGGAAACAATGCCGATTGAAGAAGCCTCCGAAATCATCAAGGAGAAGCTTCGTGATGAAGTGCGCCAGGAACTCGAGTGCGAGTATGGCGATCGCCTTTATGAGGCTGAAGAAGAGGCATCAAACTGGGAAAGCAGAGCTGACGACTACGAAAGTGATGCAACTTGCCTGGCTAAAGCCATAAGAGAGGCTTTTGAATCTGCGAGCTTTGAAGATGCGAAGCTGATTCTCGAGCGAGCCATGCGTGACCACAAAGACTATTTCTGAAGACCCGCCACGGCGGGTTTTTTATCGGCCATACATAGGCAGATTTTCGAGTCTGCCCATTTATGACAACCGGCGGCCATCCGCCGCCCATTGAAACACTGAATAAATGCGTTGAAGTCTTGTATTAACCGTTCCGTTCGCCGCGATAAGGCCAAGAGGATTTATGAGTGATTTGGAGTTTGGCTTAAAGATATATGCCTTATGGTTTGTCGGCATGTTTCTGCTCGGCATAGCAATCAACTCGCTGACGAAAAAAGAACATCGCCAGCCACTTTCAAAACTAGCCATTGACCATGTACGCATGTCTTCCGCAATAACCATTGTGGGCCTGATCGTGTGCGGTATGGGCTGGTTCTTATTCAAGGTGGTGTGAGATGACAGTCACCCACAACGGCAAGCAGTACATCGCCAAAAAGCTCAACGATAACGAGTGGCAGCTGACGTCGGTATCGGCACCACGTGAAAAGCTGGTGCTGAACCGTTGGCACATGAAGCTGGCTGGCCTCCTGGAACAGGTTGAGGTGAAGGTATGATCGGAATGCACTATGGCACCGCATCAGTGCCACGTAGCGAGGTTTTACCGGGCACAATGCTACAACACCACGGCAAAACTTATCGCGCCTCTGCGAACGTTGAGAAAGGCCTGTACGCCTTCAACATCTTCGAAAAAACCATCATCAAAAGTGATTCCGTCGTTGTGCTGCTGAATGAGCGCGGCGAGCCGATGGTTCACTGATACCAACGACCCTATTCAACCGATCGGCCTGGCTTTCTGCGGGCGGCATCTGCACATCCAAATTTCAGGAATTCAGCAATGAACGCATACCTCACTTACGACCGCATCGAAGATCGGCGCTGGGCTGAACAGCAGCTCACCGACGAGAAAGAGAAGTGGGTCGACGACCGGGCGCAGCAAATTATCGACATGATGCCAAAAGAGCCGTCCGGCCTCTTCCACTTCACGATCCCGATTGACTCCAGCCCATACGAAGGACTTCGCAGCGATAGAGCCGGCGAGGCCTACAACGATTTCATTTCGGCAGTTGCTTACGCCCAGGCGGAATACGACTGGGAACACCGTACCGGCTGCCCGTTTTAATTTTTGAGGGGATTAATGATGGGAAACGAATTAACAATCACAGCGACGTCGCTTCAGGAGATAGGCGTCGACGTCTCCACCTGGAGCGCGCTGAAGAACAGCATCTACCCTGGCGCCAAAGACGAATCGGTAATGATGGCGCTTGACTACTGCCGCGCCCGCCAGCTGGATCCGTTGCTCAAACCTGTTCACCTCGTTCCGATGTACGTCAAAGACTCGAAAACAGGCAAAGGCGACTGGCGCGACGTAGTTATGCCGGGCATCGGGCTTTACCGCATTCAGGCAGACCGCTCCGGCGATTATGCCGGGGCCCGGGAGCCTGAGTTCGGACCCGACGTAACTCAGACGCTAACTGGCGTCGAGGTGACCTTCCCTCAGTGGTGCAAATACACCGTCTACAAGCGCATGCCAAGCGGCGAGATCGTCGAGTTCAGCGCCAAAGAATACTGGATTGAAAACTATGCCACCGGCGGCCGCGACACAACGGCGCCGAATGCGATGTGGAAAAAGCGCCCATACGGACAGCTGGCGAAATGCGCAGAAGCCCAGGCGTTGCGTAAGGCCTGGCCCGAGATCGGACAGCAGCCTACCGCCGAAGAAATGGAAGGCAAATCACTGGACGTTGATATCCGTGACGTCACGCCGCGCAACACCACAGAAGCGCTTCCACCAGCAGCAAGCGAAGAAACGCTTCAGGCGATCACCGATCTCTTAACGACCCTGGATAAAGACTGGGAGAAAGACTTCCTCCCACTGTGCAGCGACATCTTCAAACGGCAAATTCTTGAGGCGTCAGAGCTCACTGAAGAAGAGGCACAGAAAGGGTTTGGCTTCCTTCAGAAAAGGGCTAAAGCGGCAGCATGACACCAGAAATTATCCTGTCCCGCACCGGCATTGACGCAACCAATATTCAACAGGGCGATGAGGCGTGGCACCGGCTGCGCCTCGGCGTCATCACCGCCTCAGAAGTACACAACGTCATTGCCAAGCCAAGATCGGGAAAGAAATGGACAGACATGAAGATGTCCTACTTCCACACGCTGCTCGCCGAGGTATGCACCGGCGTCGCGCCAGAGGTTAACGCCAAGGCGCTGGCCTGGGGCAAGCAGTACGAGGAAGACGCCCGTACCCTCTTCGAGTTCACCACAGACGTGAAAGTCACGGAGTCTCCGATCCTGTTCCGTGACGAGAGCATGCGCACCGCGTGCTCCCCTGACGGCCTGTGCAGTAACGGATTCGGCCTTGAGCTTAAATGCCCTTTCACCTCCCGCGACTTCATGAAATTCCGCCTTGGCGGTTTCGAAGCCATCAAGTCTGCGTACATGGCCCAGGTACAGTACAGCATGTGGGTGACCGGAAAAGACGCCTGGTTCTTTGCAAACTACGACCCGCGCATGAAGCGCGAAGGCATTCACCACGTCGTCGTTGAGCGGGATCCGCAGTACATGTCCGATTTCAACGAAATGGTGCCGGAGTTCATTGAGAAGATGGACGAGGCGCTGGCGGAGATCGGCTTCACGTTCGGGGAGCAGTGGAAATGAAACGCACACCCTTCTATCGCCGGCCCGGGCGAACCGGGCAATTCTCCGGCCTCCGTGAACGCGTTATCTGGATGATTCAGACGCGCGGCCGCCCGGTAACCGGCAGCGAAATCGCTGAGAAGTTCGGCGTAACGCTCATCGAGTTCAACCGGGTCGCCAACGGCATCACCCGCGGCTCCGGACAGATAGCTCAGATCGTTGAGTCGGAAAAATGGATTAACGAGGACGGCATCTGCGACCGGAAATTTAGCCTGGCCAGCAAGCCAAAGGTCGTAACGCCGCAAGGCAAATCACGCCTGTTCACCCGGCGCGCCATTGAGCAATCGCAGGAAGGCAGGCGGCAGGAGTGCATTGAACGTGCAGAACGACGGAGCCGCCTGATTGCTCAGGGCCTCTACATCGACGAAATGGAGTCAGTGCTATGAAAGCGTGGTCACTCGAAGAGCTGGCGCTGCTGTGGCGACACTCAAACGCTGAAGTCGCAGAGATTACCGACCGCAGCATTGAAGAGGTCGGAGATAAGCGGCTGCAAACCAATATTGAGCGTAATGGCTGGGATGTTAACGATCCGGAGCGGGAGGGTGCATGATTCATTTTCACGGCGGACCAATAACCCCTGATAACGCATGCGATCTGGCACTAGTCACCGGCCAGCGTCGTGAGGATATTTCACTGTTCAGGTTCAGTGACATTAAAGACGGGAGGCTTTTCGTTACGCAGGAGAAAACAGGTCACAAACTGGCGCTTCCCCTTGATTTGAGGCTAGACGTCGCTGGGCTTGTGTTGCAGGATGTCATTGATCGATGCCGGGTTAACAACCCTTCCGACTTCATGCTTTACTCTCCTGTCCGCCGCGGGGGAAGAAAGCCGGGGCCGCTGACTCCTGACGGACTCACCCAGGCCTTTGCAGAGATAAGGGATTCGACCGGGTTAAAATTCGGACCTAACCCACCTCCTTTCCATGAGATCAGGAGCCTGGCGAGTAGGCTCTACGAAAAGGAGCGCGGAGAAGAATTTGCTCAGCGTTTACTCGGCCACAAAAATTTAACAATGACCAAAAAATACCTGGACGCACGCGGTGCAGAGTATGTTATGGTTTAGACAGGATATGGAATATTCGAGTAATTTTCGGGGAATTTCGTGTTGAGACCGAAAAAACCCTTGAGAAACAAATAGATAAAAAGAGACCGAATACGATTCCTGTATTCGGTCCAGGGAAATGGCTCTTGGGAGAGAGCCGTGCGCTAAAAGTTGGCATTAATGCAGGCTCAATCGCCTTGCCCTTTAAGAATAGATGACGACGTCAGGTTTTCCAGTCCACAGTAAAAGTGGTCTGAAAAAAAGCGTCAGAACATCACTAAATGTGAAAAACCGCAGAGCTTTTACAAGCACCTGCGGTTTTTTTTTACTGGAAACCTGACGGCTAGCAGAGCTTTTCAGCGCGCTCAATAAACGGTGCCAGACTTTTCTTCTGCCCGGGGTTTGCCGGGTCATCCACCTGGATCACGCTGACAGGCTGTCCGTTACTTTTCCCGCTGGCCACCTGCTGCTCCGCTACGTCATTTAACGGATACTGCACGAGCGTACTGGGATTGATGACATACAGCGCGTTACCGGGACGGCAGGTGAGCATGACCTCTTCACGATTAAATGCCCAGTTGTCCTTGCCCACTTCAAACCGGCTGACGGTGATGACCTGCGGCGCGGCCAGCGCACTGCTGGCACAGGTGAGAAGTAAAAGAGAAAGCAGTGTCTTTTTCAT